CCCGGAAATCGCCGGATTCACGCTCCTTCCCTTTCAGAGTATGAATCCGGCGATTTCCGGGTGAATGCCGCAACCATTGCATTACATAACACCCCGGCGGGACGGTAAAACCGTTCTGCCGGGGCGCTGTCTGCTGCTGGTTATTCCTCCGGTGCTGCCAGCATATCCATCAGCAGGTTGTATTCCTCCGTGGAGATCAGCCCGCCGCCGTAGAACACATTCACGCGCATGGTCATATCCTCCGGGTAGCCGCCCCGGGCAATGGTACGGAAACATACTTTGTACATCAGACTCATTCTTCAAAACCTCCGATCAGTTCCTGATATTGCAGTTCCAGCAGTGCCTCGTCCAGCTCTGCCATGTGGTTGCTCATGTTTTCCCATTGGGTCAGCACCTGCTGCCCATCCCGGAAAAACCGTTCTCCGTCGTATTCGTCACCCATCTGCACAGGCACATCGCCACAGGGCACAGCCCCGGGAAAATCTGCCGCGTTGTCAGGGTGGAGCCAGATCAGGTTCACCACCTGTCCATTCTCAATCAAGGCATAGTTCATCGTTCATCCTCCTCAGCGATGATTGCGGATAACGACAATGCCGCTGCCGCCATCCATGGAAGCCAGGCTGCTGGAATAACCGCCGCCGCCACCGCCGCCTGTGTTAACGCCGCCAGCCGTGGCGACCGCAGAAGAATTGGGGCCTCTGCCAGCGCCATGACCGCCGCCGCCCTCACCAGCATAGCCGCCATCGTTGTGGGTTTTGTTGGCGTTACCGCCACCGCCGCCGCCCGCATAAAGGTCAGCGCCGCTTTCGCCAAACTCGCGGGTGGTGCTTCCCTGACCGGTACCGCCATTGCCAGTGGCCCATTTCCATTCGCCGCTGTCCGTCTGGTACTGGTAGGAAGCGCCGCCGCCATCGCTGCCGTCCGAGCCGCCGTTACCGGCCTTGCCCTGATTGCCGTAGCTGCCGCCGCCGGAGCCGCCATTGCCGCCCAGACTGTTGGTGGTATAGCCGCCATAGCCTCCTTCTGCGCTGAGCAGATCACCAAAAGAGGAGGTACCGCCCCTGCCGCCGGCGGGATATCCCGCCGTGCCGCCTGCACCAACGGTAATGGTATATGCCTGTCCGGCTTTTACGGTTTGGCTGCTGGCGGTTTTGGTATAGCCGCCGCCACCGCCAGACAGATAAGCGCCGCCACCGCCGCCCACACAGAAAATATCGATGGTGCCGCCGATGCGCTGAAAGGTCAGTACACCGCTGGTTTTCAGCTTCAATCGCCAGTTTTGCTTGTTGCTGACCTTGCCATCGTCAATCAGCTCGTAGGATCCAGTGTAGGTGAATACGGGCATCATACCGGCAAAATCCGGTGTGCCGCCCAGATTGAAGATCATCGCGATCCCTCCTTTACTTGAGAATCATCACGTTTACAGTCAAAGCGGCAGTGGGCTTAACGGTGGCTGTAAAGGTCAGTTTGCCGGAACTTTGCGCGGAACAGTAGACCATGTTGTTGGCATAAGCCGTGTGGCTGGCGGGGGCAGCCACAACGATCACCGTGCTGCTGGATGTGACGCCGCTGAAGCTGACCGTCTGCACATAATTGCTGCCGCTGGCAGTCCAGCCGCTGGTTGTGAGGGTGGCGGTGCCGGTGGACATACCGATCTTGCCATTGACAGCATCCTGCAATGCTTTGCCCTGCCGTGCATCCAGCACCGAGCCAGAGGCAGTGGTGGTCACATTATTCACCACCTGATCCTTTCTGAGAAAAACCGTACTCAACCGTTGGCCCAGATGCTGCAGGCCGCTCAAGTCCAGATATGCCATAGGGATTCATCTCCTTTCCCATCAGACGATGGCGCTGTTGATCTGTGCGTTGGTAATGGGCTGGTTGGTCACGAAGCGCTGTGCCAGCTTAACGGTGTTGTTCCACACGGGCACCGCGTATCCGCAGACGCCTTCGTTGCTGCGTTCATCGATGACATCGCTGGCGGTGACGAACGCCGCAGAAGCACGGATGCGCACCTGTGCCAGCGAGAGATCCCAGGTCTGCGAGTTGCGGGTGAGGGAAGGGGGAACAGGCATTGCACCGGGCACGCCTTCCAGCACCCTCAGCGAAATCTTGCGATCGTTCAGGTTCAGCCGTACGATGATCCGGTCGATGCGGTCAGCGGAGCCGGACACCTGATGGGTGAAGGTTTTGGCAGCGCCGCCGTCATCGCTGAGGACGAACAGATAGCCATTGATCACTGCCCCGCCGCAGGACACCGTGGTTTTCATGCTGGTGCCGTCCGCGCTTACCAGCAAGCCGCCGCCGTTATGGCTGGCAACGCCGTTTTGCAGCGCGCCCGCCAGAAGATGCGCCAGTTCAGCTGCATCGTACTGCCGCACATCGCCTTCTTTGGAGTCAAAATAGCCGTAAAATTCTTTTGCCATGAAATACCTCTCTTCCTGTCAGGTTGTTTACACATGCAGCTGGAGCCTGTCCTGCTTCAGACGGCTCACCAGCGTAATGGGGGCATCGCCAAAGGTAGCCGACAGATTGACCTGACCTTTCTCATGGGTTTCCTGCATGGCGATGAGACGGGCGTTCATCTGCGCACCGTTGTCCACCACGGTGACCACATCCCCCACATCATAATCGGTGCGGTAATGGCACAGGCTGCAATCCCGTACCTGAGCCGTCAGGGTAAGCCTTGGCGGGTTCAGTTTCTGCTGCGCGCCCAGCGTCAGCATCTCCACGGTTTCTGCGCCGCTGAGGGCAGTGAACAGTTCCCGCCGGCTGCATCCGGTCAGCTCGTTGCCGATGGAGTAGATGATCCGGTTTTCATCCTCGCCTGCGCCACCTGCATAGACGGTACCCACCTCGCTGGAACCGTCGTCAGTACAGGTCGCAGATGTGATGCTGCCCACCTCCCGGCTGAAAACAGCTCGTCCTGCGCCTTCGGTGCGGTCGCGGCCTACCCAGGCCCCGAAGATGAACCGCTTGTTTTTGAAATCCGGCAGCACATCCCAGCCCACACCGGTGGCCTGACCGATGGAAGACAGAATATCCGTCAGCTTATCAAAACGCGCCTGCCACGGCAGCGCCAGGCCACGGCCCTGATCCTTGGCAAGCACCATGCGGGGCATGCGCCGCTTTTCATCCTCAGGGCTGGTCAGATTCCCGGCTGCAAAGTGCAGGATGGCGCTTTCCGCGCTGCCGGTAAAACGATCCCAGCCAAAGCCGCGATAGGGGTCGCTGCTGTCAGCGGTGGGCGGCACACAGATGCGCCGGGCTGCCAGCCCTTTCAGCATCAGACCGTCCGCTGTAATGCTGTCCTCTGCCCGGGTCACCTTTTCGATCAGCAGCATGGTATCCGTGCGCCCGTGCAGAAACAGCAGCAGGTCTCTTGCCAGCATCTGCCCGCCGGGCGCGCCCCGTTTCACAGTCAGCTTGAAACTGCCGGGGCCATACAGTTCCCGCTTGATGATCAGGCTCTGATAGAGCGGGATCTCTGCCAGCAGAACAAAATCCATGTTCATGAGCATCAGGCTTTCGCCCATGGATCACACCCCCTCATAGCAATCGTTCCATTCCACGCGGACCGGAGTACGGGCTGTCAGTTCCCGGCTCTGATAACGGAGCTGGTTGATTCCCGGCAGCAACCGGAAAGCCAGCAGAGAAGCCGTTGGCTCCAGCAGACCGAAGCCGTTTTCCACGCTGCCGTCAGCATGGAGGATCTCCGCGCTCAGTCTGCCCGGCTCGGTGCAAAGGGTCAGTTCATCGCCCACAGGCAGAGGCTGAACCAGCCGGATCGCCGCGCCTGTGCGCAGATTGGTCAGCGTGGGGGTTTCTCCTGTGCCCGTCATATGGACGGTTACCGGTGTATCGGTCTGCCCCTCGTTTTTCAGGCTTACCTGTGTATTCATCTTGCCCAGCGTAAAGGGCACCGTCATCGGCAGGATCAAGCCGCCGTTGGTACCGGCAAGCACCACTGCGCTGGTAGGCCCGTACCAGTAGGGGCTTTCGCACACAAAATCCACTGTTACGGAGGGGTGTACATCCATCACGCGCTTGCCCCAGTTCAGTCCGCTTTCAGGCACAGCCCAGGTCCACCAGGTGCCATAGTCGTTCTGATAGATCAACCGTCCCCTGTTCTGCCCATCAAAGGCCAGGCTGGGCGACAGGATGCCGCACAGGCGGGAACGCAACTCGTAGAGTTCCTGACGGCTGTTTGCCATCACATGCAGCGTCACCTGCACATTGCGTTTCTGGCGGCGCAGGCTCAGGATGCTTTCGCCCTGCTGATGGGCGCCGGTGGAGGCCGTCACATTTACATCGCTGATCCCCATACCGCGCAGGCTGCACAGCACATAGGGCGCGTGCAAAAACACAACCTCCTCGCCCAGAATGTTTTCATATATGAGCTTTTGCACCTTATCCCTCCTGACTCATCCATTCGCCCAGCGCCTGATTGACGCTTTCCATCCGTCTGGCCACATCGCCGGGGCTATCCACAGGCTGGTTGAAATTGACGTTCTGCACGATGTTCACATCCGGCGGTTTGGACGCACCTGTACCTGTCTGGGTGGCTGCCAGCGATACGGCGCTGCTGCCGCTGACCAGACCGTTCCATACGCCATCCACCTGTTTGGTCAGTTCTCCGAACCAATCCACCAGATTGCCCACCGTGTTTTGGAAACCATCCAGCAGCCGTTCGCCCATGGTACGGCCCAGCAGGTCGTATTCCGGAACGTAGGTGTTCAGCAGGGAAAGGATCTCCTGCTGATTGTTTTCCATAATGAGCTTTTCTGCCTCCGCTTCCAGCGCGGCGGCATCCAGCCGTTGTTGATAGAGTTGCTCAATGGAGGCTTCTTCCTCATCCAGCTTGTCCAGCTCCTGCTGGGTTCTGCGCTCCACTTCCTCTGCCTGCTGCCTGAGCGCGTCCTTCTGATCCTCCAGCTCCTGACGGCGCAGACGCTTTTCTCTTTCCTCAATGGCCTGCTGAAGCTGTTCCTCCAGCTTTTTGCGGTTGTACTCGTCCTGCTCATAGGCAATATCCCGCTTGAGCATTTCAATGCGGCGCAATTCCTCCGCATCCTGATCCTCCCGCTCCTCGGCTGCTGCCAGCCTGTCCAGTGCATCGATCTGATCCTCGATGGCACGTACGCTGTCATCGCGCCATGTTTCCCATGCCCGGCGGCTTTCTTCCACCCGCTGCAATTCCGCATCGCGCATGCCCTCGTACTTTTCGGTCAGGGCTTCCACCACACCTTCGGACAGACGGTCCAGGCTTTCTGCATCCCGCTGGCGGATCTCCTGCTGCACATCAAAGATGCGCTCTTCCCACTCCATGATCTCTTCGGCATTGAGCTGATGCCTGCCGGCGATCTGGCGCAGCAGTTCGATCTCTTCCTCCAGTGTGATCTCGTTCATGTGGCGCTTGTGCTCGATGATGTCATAATCCCGCTCCAGCGCTTCTTTGCGGGCTTCTTCCGCAGCCCGGGCGGCCTCTTCGGCTTCCTGTTCGGCAGATTTACCGCCTCCGCCACCGCCGCCTCCACCACCGCCTACTTTGGCGGGTTTAGCCGAGCCGCCGGAGGCTACGCCAAGAGCTGCCAGAATCCGCTGAGCAGCCATGGCTACCTGAATCAAGCTGTTCAGTGCGCTGATGGCGCCGCTGGTATCCACCTGCACGCTGCCGGAGATCTCCAGACTGTCAGCAGCGCTCTGCGCCCAGGAGATCACACCGCCCAACTGTCCGTACAGACGCTGCGCGTTGACGGAGATCACATCCCCGGAGCGGTCGAAGTTATCGCCCATGCTGCGGAAACTGGCACCCATGCTCTTGGCGGTCCGGATACCTGCCTGCATCCCCCGCTCCGTTGTGCGCAGGGCATTTTGCATTCTGCCGGCGTTCTGGCTGTTATCCTGAAACTGGCGGTTCAGATCCCGCATGTTGCTGACAGCCGATCGCTGCCGGCCCAACTGATCCAGACGGGAATCCAGTCCGTTCAAAGTACTGCGGTAGCTCTGGGCCTGACGGCTGGCATCCCGCTGGGCATCGCCCAATCCGTCCAGCTGATGGGCTGCGCTGCTGGCGGCATCTCCGGCCTGATCAGCAGCCTCCGCAACGCTGTGCAGACCCCGCTGCATACTGGCGGCGCCGTCTGCCACAGAGTGATCTGTCAGCTGAGAAAACCCGTCCGACAATCCGGAGATCACGCTTTGGATCACCGAGGCCATATCCTGCGATTGCAGGGCAAGGCGCTCCTGCAAGCCCAGCATCTGTTCCTCCAGCTGTGCCAGCGTCTCCGTGGTGGCTTCCCCGTCCAGCCCGATATGAAGCTGCTGGTGAAGCAGACCGTCCAGCGCGCTGAGCCGTTGGGTGATGGTATCCAGCATCTCCAGCGCTTCCTCAGCATCCGCTGTGATCCGTACACTCAACTCCTCAATGGTCAAGTTCTCACCTCCCCTTTCCGGCGCGGGGTCAGGTCACCCATTCCCCTCCATCCCCAAAAAAGGTGAGCGCGTCCACCTGCTGGGGCTCCGCATCGCCTTCCGGGTTGTGGAGATGGTTCCATTCCTGCATCACCGCGCCGATTTCATCCATGTAGTAGTCCTCCATCAGCTCCCGCTTGGAGATGCCAACGCTCAGCGCCGCTGCGATGAGCCGCTGGAGCCAACGGGGTTGATGGCTTTGCGCACCTTCACCTGCAGCGCGCCCGCCGCTTTGATAAAATTTTCAATGCTGTTAAGCTCCATCCATGCCTCAAGCATTTCCATCAGGCCGTCCAGACCGATCATCTCGTCCCGGAGCAGATCGCCCTCCTCCACGCCGATCAGGCGGGACACCAGGCTGATACCGTAACCCGGCAGCACGGTCAAAAACCGCACTGCCATTTCTTTGAGTTCCTGTGCTGTCAGCCCCTTGATTCGGCTGAGCATGGTTTTGGGGGTCAGTCCGGGCAGCAGGGTATCCAGCGCCTCTCCGGGCAGATCCCGCAAAGTCTGCAAAGCTGTCAGGAACTGTCCGATAGGCATGCGGCGGATGGTGTACCCCCGTACGGTCTTTTCCCTCGGCAGGGACAGGCTGACCGCGTCCCGGTACAGGGTATCTGTGGTTGAATTCATGTGTTTCCTCCTGAAATAGGTGTTTTGGGAAGGCGAATGCGCTCCTTGCCGCAACCCAGCCAGCGTTCCGGGGATCATCCGCGTCCGGTTCTGTTATGGGTACCGGTCAGCTGCGGTTTCCGGAATCCGGCTCCTGACGCAAATGCCCCGTCCTCCCATGGGAGGACGGGGCAACTGGGCTTCCGGATCAGTTGTGCGTTTCATCCGCCGTCAGGAATGCCAGACAGGCATCCTGATTGGACTTATCCTCCTTGAGCTGCATCACAGCCCAGGGAGCCAGACCGCCCATCTGGGGACGCTTGAGCACGCCGGTGATGATCACCTCACAGACGGAAATGCTGTCCTTGCGGGTGGTAAAGTTGTCAAAGCGGATACCGGTCATTTCAAATACGCGGTAGTTGAAATAATACGGCAGGCCGCTGATGGTATCCACCACAAAGCGCAGGGCATATTCCTTGCCGCTGATGTTGAAATCCGCTTCCAGGGTTTCGGTTTCAGCGTTGTAGGTGCCCATGCCCAGCTCAGCCATGCGGCTCAGGGGCACTTCCGCCACACGGATCTCCACATCCTCACCGACTACGGACTTGATCTGGGCGTACAGATCATCATCGTAGTACAGATCGGTAACGGATTCCTTGCTGGTGCGGCTCATGCTGCCCGCGAAGGGCAGGGCTTCCGCTTTGCTGGAAGAATAGGCCGTCAGATCATTCTGGGTAACAGGGGCAAGAGCCAGACCCTTGAAACCGGTTGCTGCTCTTTTGGTACTCATGCTTCGTTCATCCTTTCTGTATGCCAAGATTTCAAATAGCGGCTGATGCGTTGATGCATTGCCGCAGTCGCTTCCTCAGCGGTAAACACCCGCTGATAGCCCAGCGCGTGCATGCACTGGCAGGCTTCTTCCGCCACCAGGTCCGCCTGTGCCGGGTCGCGGGCGAATACCCGCAAATCAAAGACAGTTTCCATCAGGTACGCTGCGTCGTCATAACGGGCGGTGCAGCTTTCCGATGCCAGCCGGAGCACGATGATCGGCTCCAGTTCCGCCGCATCAGCCGCAGGCCAGCCCCGGGTGATATGCTGCGCCGATGTGGCGGCAGCCAGCGCCCCGATGATGGTGTTCACATCCTCCATGGCATTCTCCTTCCTCAGCCGGACAGCAGCCCTTGCAGCAAGCTGGCCACCCGCGGGCGCACCAGCACAAAAGCCGGGTACAGGTACGGCTGAGGCGCGCTCTTGTAGGTGCCCAGTTCCACGAAGGCGGCGTAGGGTACGTCTGCCACCACCTCGCCCTGAGCCCCGGAAGGGCTGTCCTGAGTCCGCACATGCAGACTGTCCCGCAACTGCCCCGCATCCACAGGGCACAGGTTTACCGCTTCGATCAGCAGCTGATCCAGCGCGGCGGGTACCGCAGCCTGTACTGCAGCCCGAAGCCGGAGGGCCAGTTCCTCCGATGCATGCATAGCCATCTCTCCTTTAGTTGGTTTGTTCCCTCCCGCCCGATCAGACTGAGCCGCCAGTGCAAGTCCTGTTCATCCATCATGCTGTGGCTTCCTGCGGTGAGTCTGATCAGGTTCCCTGCCCCTGATGGGCTGCCGGACCGCCTTCCCTGCAGCCGCCCAGGATCGTCCTCTCACTCTCTCATTGTGGCTTCCTGCGGCGCAGGGCAGGTGTTCCGGTATGGATCCCCAGCGGTCATCAGGGATGAGGGTCTCCGCAGGCGGTGGTTCTCACCGCCCGGCCTCCTCATCCTGTACTGCGGATCCCCTCAAAGGCTCCCTTTGTTTCAGTTCAGTTGTTCCAGTATGGCTACACTGTGCCCCAGCCAGTGAACCACTGGCTGAGTGATGCGGTACCGGCAGCCCGTTTGTCCGTCACCGATGCCTATGCCCATTCCTTTCTCAAGGATTGCTCCTTCCGTGGTGATGAGCCGCATCATACGGACGGCCTGCTCGCCGTATACCTGCCGGTCCGCTGGGCTGTCCATCGGCTGTAATGTACCGGAAAAAGCCATACCTTCCGCTTCAAAGCGCGGAAGGCGGTCGTTTTCTCCAATGGCAGGCATCATTGCCCGGTGGGCAGACAAGGCTTGCAAACGTTTCTTTTGCAGCGGCATCAACCCACCACCCTTGCCAGCCGGTGCCGGTTGAGCACCTGCCGGATACTGTCGGGCAGACTGTCCACTGTAATGCTGACGCCGCCTTCCTGATGGCTGCTTTCTCCCTGCAGGCCCAGACGGGCATACTGCATGGCAGCCAATTCCACCACGGTGCCTTCCAGCGGAGTGGGCACAGCTGCCCGGCCTGTGTAGGCCATCACATACATTTCCGCATCACTGAGCAGATCGCTCAGCAAGGGATCCTGCTCAGCGCTCAGGCCGAGCCTTCTTTTCAGCACAGCAAGCTTGTCCACAGGCTGTCACCTCCTTTGCTGCACGGGGTTTACGGAGCGCCGGCAGCTCGTTTGCTGCCCGCCTCATCAGGGATGAAAGTGCACATACACGCCCGCCGTCTTGTTTTCGTACACCTGAGCAATGCTTACCTGACGGTAGCCGAACTTCCAGGCATCCGCATCCGGATTCATATCCGGGCTGACCACCTTGGGGCTGATGTGCTTGGGGAACTGGATCACAGCGCCCTTGTGCACCACCATGAAGTTGATTTTCTGACCGTCTTCCGCGATCGTGTAGCCGCCGGTGGTCTCACCGGAGGTGGTGCCGTCATTCTGGGTGATCTTGGTGTAAAAACGGCTCTGCGGCACGGGGATCACCTGGCTGAAGCGGGTGAGCACTTCACGGCTGCTGAAACCGTCCATATCCTGAATGAGGCCGTAGTAGGCAGGCGTAATGAAGAGAATGCGGTCCTCCATGGGCACTTCGGCATCGTCCATGGTGTTGGTGGCAACACGGAGGGCAGCGATCACTTCCTCGCCGCCAAGCAGATTGTTGCAATGCATGGTCACGCCATCCGCACTGGCATAGGTGGCAAAGCGGAAAGCATCCAGCTCGGGCGCCACCTTGGTACGGATGAATTCGCCTGCCAGCATGCCAAAGGCCACACCAGCGGTTTCTGCGTCATCCATGCTGTCCACCGTGAACATACGGCCGCGGTCAAAGTTGCAAACAACGGTTTCGTTGGTCAGGGTCACATCGCCGCCCACATAACCGCCGTTTCGGCTGTAATCGGCCAGACCGTCCATAGTCATCTTGGGAATGATCAGTTCGTTGGCATTGGCGCCCATACGGATCAGATCGGGGTTGCCATCCAGCACATCGGTCTTGCTGGCTTCCTTGTACACTTCATCCAGCAGAGGTACGTACTGCTGAAACAGAGAAATATCATTTGCCATGTGTCTTCATCCTTTCTTCAGTTGAGTTGAGGGGTGATCGCAGATCACAGGTGCTGCATCCCACCGGCAGCGCAGAGAAGCCGCCGGAACGAATGCTGTGTTCCGCCGCAGGAGGATGCTGTTTTTTCGCAGACGGCCATGCCTGCAAAAGAACAACCGGGCTGCTTATTTCAGCCCCAGCGCAGAACGCATCTGAGCAGTGAACGCCGCCTGCTGGCTGCTCTTGGGCGCATGACCCCGCAGGCGCTTCTCCACTGCTTTATCCACTTGCGTCCGAAACGCCTTTTCCACCTGCGACAGGCTGATCTCTGCCGCCTGAGGATCATCAAAGCGAAGGCAGTCAGCCAGTTCCATGGGCAATCCCTTCAGGCTGAGCTGCTGCAGAGCCTCTGCACGCAGTTCCCGGCTGCGCAGCGCCGCTTCCCGTCCCTCCAGAGCGGCTTCCCGCTCTGCGTCCCGGATCAGTGCTGCCTGCTGGATCTCTGCGTCGCGCTCCCGTTCCCATTTGCCCCGTGCGGTTGCCAACGAGCGGCTCACCATCCGGTCAAATTGGCGCTGCAACTCGCTGTCCTCCCGGAGAAGCTCCCGAAGACGGTCGTTTTCTGCACGGTCGGTCTGCACTGCGCTTTGCTGTTCTTCCTGCATCGTGATGTTGTTTTCCATAGGTTCCTCCTTGCCCGCAGCGTTCGCCGCCGCTGCGTTCGATCTGATGATATGAAAAACACGGCGGCGCATCGAGCTGCCAGCCGTGGTTTTTCCTTGTGTTTCTGGTTTACCTTGCCATAGCGATGATGCCCAAGCCGGGTTCTTTCAAACCAAGCACGGAGACGCCGAGCAGGGGATGCTGTGCCAGCATTCTTTCTCCCATGGATCCCAGCGGCATGATCGCCCTTGGGGCAGACTTTTGCTGGGCTCTGCCCGTCCAGCTGTCATCCCAGCCGATCTGCCTGCGCCGGGTCATATACACCCTCTCCCAGCAAGCGATCCAAGGCCGCCTGAGCGTCCTCAATGAACGGGACCTGCGTGAGCAGATCCTGCTTGGCTACCAACCCGTCATAAGCCCGCAGGGTCTGGGCCACCTCCAGACGGTTCACCGGCAGGCTGCGGCTGAACTGCACTTCCATGGTTTCCGCATCCGGCACCTGAAAGCCGCGCAGTCTCAAAAAGTGAACAAGACAACCAAGCCGCCAAAGCAGGCCTTCCCGGAACCAGCGTTCCTTCACCCGGGTCAGCTGTTCCAGTCCGAAGAGCTTGAACTCCATGGCAACGCCGCTCTGGTTGCCGCCAAAGGCCTCGTCGGTCAGGTCGGGCACCAGACTCAGCTTATGAATATCCATACGCAGGCTGTTCTTCAGCACCTCGGTGTCGCTTTCGCTCAGGCTCTTGGTCAGATATTCCACCCGGGCATCGGCGGCAGGCATCTCCAGCGTGCGGGTCTCTCTGAGACGCTGCTGGAGGCTGTGTTCCTCATCCTCCTCCACAGTCGCGCCGTAGATCACCATCAGGGCATCGGTGAACTGCTGCTTGTCATTGACCCGGTCGCTCTGCAGGGCATCGTAGGCATCGATCAGATTCATCACGCCCTCGAAATCACCGCGTTCCCGTCCGTTGTTCCAGTACTCGCCCATGGGTACATGCCCGAAAAAGTGCCGTTCGCGGGCTACCTCGTGAGGAACCTCGGTACCGTTTCGCTCCATGTGGATCACCCAGTCAGGGGTCATCACATCCACCCGCTGACAGAGCCGCTCAAAGTGCTGGCCCAGCCGGTCGCTGAGCAGGACCCCGAACATGGGCGCATGCTCCACGGTGGTATCGTAGACCACGAAAGCGCTGCGGGGGTCTGCCTGACACAGACGCGGCATCGCCTCGCTGTCGGCGTAGTAAACCTCTACAGCCCTACCGTAAATGGCGGCATCCGTAGCCAGCTCGCAGTCCACATTATCCGCTGCACTGCGTTTCAGCACGCGGTTCAGCAGGCTGAGATCGCCGCCCTCCACACATTGGTACTGTACCGGCTCGCCCACCAGATAACCGCTGGTGAGCGCCACGATGTACCCGGGCAGATCGTGCCACAGGCGGTGATTGGGTGCACCCTTGGCGCGCATGCGACCGGATACAGCATGCTGACCATCATAGTAATCCCGCAGCTGGCGGAGCCGGGAGGCCTCTCTGTCAAACTGACGGAGCGCTTCCTGCACCAGCTCCGGCCCGGGTTCCCCGTCCCTGAGCCATTCCCTGTCAAACTGAATCATGTTTTCTCCTCCTTTTTTCTAAACCAGTCCGCCTTTGCGCAGGCGGACCACCTGCCGGTTCAGCTCCGCTTCCATGGCGTAGCGCACGGCATCGATGGTGTGGTTATCCCGGTCGGGGCATTCGCTGACAAAGCCGCCGCCCCGGTCACGCTGGTACTCATACTGGCTGAATTCCCGGGCTGCCACCGGACAGCGGGCTGGGTCAATGACAATGGCTGCGAGTTCCTTCAGCCAGCGGATGCCATGCTCCACACTGCCCGCGCCCTTTTTGACGCCAATGGCGTTGACCCGAAGACGGCGCAGTTCAGCGATCTCCCTCGGCGCGGCGCTGTCGCAGCGCACAAGGCTGTCCCCTGCCAGCCGGTGACAATGCTCTGCCAGCGACTGGATGCTCTGGCCTGAGCATACATACTCATCCATCAGGTACAGCGTCTTTGTGCGGGACAGATACCCGCAACACACCAGAGCATCCGGGTCAGCAGCGAAGCCGAAGTCCAGCCCGTAACGAAAAACGGACAGGGTCTCCTTCTCCCCGTCCGTGATGGGCCGCAACTGCACATTGCCGAATACCTGCCCGCCGGTACCCACTGCCTCCCCCAGATACATGTGCCGGTACGCCCGTTCATCCTGCTGACGCAGCGCTTCCGCTTGCAGCAGGAAATTCTCTCCCAGCCATTCTGCCGGCAGCATACGGTAATCGCTCCGGTGGCACAGCCTTCCCTCCAGCGGTTTGAGTGCTTCGGCATTGATCCAGTTTTTCGCGCTAATGGGCGGGTTGTAGCTGATCAGCGTCACGCCTTTTCCGCCGCGCAGCACGCTGGCCTGAATGGTGCGGATTTCCTCCATGCCGCCAAAGGCGCTGGCTTCTTCCAGCCACAGGGCAGCGAAGTATCCCTTCTCCACTTTGAGACCCTTGCTCTTTTCCGGATCATCCGCGCCCCGGAACAGGATCCTCTGTCCGGTGGGCTGATAGATCAGTTCCATGGGGCTCAGGCGGCAGGTAAAGTATGCGGATAACCCCAGCTGCTCCACAGCCCAGCGCATCTGGGCATACACGCTTTCCCGAAGGCTGTCCGCCACCTTGCGGAACACCGCCACATTGGCCTGTGGGTCTGCCAGCAGCAGGCAGATCAAAGCAATGCTGACAAAGCTGCTCTTGCCGCTGCCGCGCCCGCCCATGAGCCAGTACTCCCGGTGCGTACGGTTGTATACATCCCAGAACAGCCCATGAAAGCCTTCCGGCAGCAAACCGCTCAGCCGTATGCTCATTGGGATCCCTCCTCATGGGGAATGTCCACCACGATGGAGGGCGGCTTTACCGGCTCGGCAGGCTGCTCGCCAAAGAGCCCGTAGCGCTTGCCCAGCAATTCAGCTGCCCGGAGCACCTCGCTGGGCTTCACCTCGTCTTCCCGGCGCAGGATACTGGTCAGCGCCTGCAACACTTCCTCCGCCTGCGCCACCTTGCTGCGCGGCATGGCGTCACCTCCTTCGTCTGCCTTTTGGGCAGCAAAAAACCGGAGGGCGGCTGAGCCGCTCCCCGGTGGTTCATTTCTGACAGGATACACTATATCACAGTTTTTTGTGTACTGATGTTCACACTTGTCCACTGCTGTCCACTCTTTGGGACGGACAGATTCAAAACCTCTCCAAACCCGCTTGCAGACAGCGTTTTACACGTTCAGACAGTTCCTGTTACAACCGGCTGGCAAAATCCACCAGACCGTTGGCAAGGAAATCTAGATTGACCTGCTCGCAAACCGTATCCTTTTTGGTGTGGATCTTGTCCACATAGTAACCGACTACCTTCATTTTGTTGCAGGCGCAAACGGCAATGCCCAGCTTGAAGCAGGCCTGATCAGAAGGATAGATCGCCTTTTCCATCTTGTCCATATGCAGAGTGCAGCCCTGCTGGCTGCCCATGGCTTCCTCCAGCAGTGCATAGGCGGGCAGAGCGCGGGTCTTTTTGTTGGCAAAGAAGAACATATGCTCACCATCGCCCACGCAATCCAGATTGATCACCAGACCGTTCTTCTTGAAATCCTTGTGGGTGGAAGCATAGGCGGAAGAACCCAGCATGCCCTTCTCCTCATTGTCAAAGAGGATGAACGCAACTTTGCCGCGCTCCGCTTCCGGCAGCCGGGCCATGATCTCCATTACAGCCGCCACGCCGGAGGTGTTGTCGTTGGCACAGTTCTTGTTGGCAGGGCCAGCCAGCATCAAAAACAGCAGGGCAAAGTAAGCCACCATGCTGACGGAAGATCCCCACAGGGGCTCTTTGGTCAGCCAGCCCACCAGCACGCCTGAGCCGAAGCACACGGCAATGAACACCACCACGATCAGCATCTGGTAGAGGATGTACACCAGCAGGTTCTTGGGGGTGATGAAGTTGGGCAGGGGCATTACCGCAGGGGTATCATAATGGGCGGTGTAAACCGCTTTGGCGCTTTCCGGATCACCCACCACCAGGTTGTTGCTGGATCCCTTGGTGTGCACCTGGGCGGTATAGCCCATGCGGGCAGCCTCTTCGATAAACCACTCCCGGAAGGCTTGCTTCTGGGCCTTGTTCTTGCGGATGGGATGCTGCTCAAGCAGCGTTTCGATGATACTCATTGGTACAGATCACTCCTGATGAATCGTTCTGTATACTGGATACAATGCGTATCATAGCATGAATATTCTGCCATCGCAAGGCTGTGTGATTGAAAACCCGCATTTGTCCGCTCAACCCCGCCCACGCGCCTGCGCAAACCGCATCCCATTGTATCCAAAATTGTTCTGAAACGGTATTTCCATTGACAATCCCATCCACCCATGATAGGATAAGAGCAATTCATCACGCTAAAGTGTTGAATTGCCCAACAACGATCTGAAAATGGAGGGTTAACCCATGATGAAGAAGATGATTGCCATGATGATGGCCCTGATGATGGTTCTCACCCTGACCGCCGCTACCGCTGAAGAAGCCAGCGACAAGCAGTATGTGCTGGATAAGGGCACTCTGGTGGTCGGTATCACCGATTTCGCTCCCATGGACTTCAAAGATGAAAACGGCGAATGGATCGGCTTTGACGCTGATGTTGCCCGCGCTTTTGCTGCCGAACTGGGCGTAGCCGTTGAGTTTGTGGAGATCGACTGGGACAACAAGATCCTGGAGCTGGACGGCAAGGCCGTTGACTGCATCTGGAACGGCATGACCCTGACCGAAGCCGTGCTGGCTGCCATGGAATGCTCCAATCCCTACATGAACAACGCTCAGGTGGTCATCGTGCCCGCCGATAAGGCTGAGCAGTACCAGACCGTGGAAAGCCTTGCCGAGCTCAGCTTTGCCGCTGAGGCTGGCAGCGCCGGCGAAGCCGTGCTGAACGAGCTGGGCCTGAATGTGACCCCCGTGGCTGCTCAGGCTGACGCTCTGATGGAAGTTGCCGCCGGCACCTCTGATGCCGCCGTCATCGACTCCCTGATGGCTGCCGCCATGATCGGCGAAGGCACCAACTATGCCCAGCTCACCTACACCATCGGCCTCAACAGCGAAGAGTACGGCGTGGGCTTCCGCAAGGGCTCTGATCTGGCTGCCGAACTGAACGCCTTCCTTGTCAAGACCTACGCTGACGGCTCCCTGATCACCACCGCCGAAACCTACGATGTGCAGGTGGCTCTGATCGAGCAGAAGTAATAGCCCATCTCTCACCCGCGTTTCTGTGGGTGGTTCCAACCGGAGGGATCCATAGGGGCGGATCTCTCCGGCACCTTTGTGCCGACCGTCTTTCCTCCTGATGGGCGGGCGCGCATTACCGGCCTGACCGACAAACGCCGATCCCGCCGGGTCGCTGAGGGGAAACCGCTGAGTGGTTTCCCCCCTTTCCGCTTTTAGCGGCTTTTTCTCTTCCTGTCTCTCTCCAAAAGAAAGTTGGTATGCTATGCAACAGTTGATCGAACAGATGTCCCAGCAGATGCCCATCGTGTTCAAGGCGCTCAACGAAGGCTTTGGTCAAACTCTGCGCCTGTTTTTTGTCACCCTTGCGGGCGCGCTGCCGCTGGGTTTGATCATCTCTTTCGGTTCCATGAGCAAGTTCCCGCCGCTCAAGTGGCTTACCCGCATGTTTGTAGGCCTTATCCGCGGCACACCGCTGATGATCCAGCTGCTCATCATCTTCTATTTCCCCGGTCTGGTGCTGGGCAAGAACATCTGGGGTAGCGGCGAGACCGGTCGCTTCACTGCTGCGGCCATTTCCTTCATCATCAACTATGCCGCCTATTTTTCTGAGATCTACCGCGGCGGCATTCAGGGCATCCCTGTGGGACAGGAGGAAGCCGGTCTGGTGCTGGGTATGAAGCCGGGTCAGATTTTCTTCAAGGTCAAACTGCTGCAGATGATCAAGCGCATTGTGCCCCCCATCTCCAACGAGATCATCACCCTTGTGAAGGATACTTCTCTGGCCCGTATCATCGCCCTGCAGGAGATCATCTGGGCCGGGCAGGCTTTCATGAAGGGCCGCAGCGGCATCTCCGGCGCCATCTGGCCCCTGTTCTTCACCGGATTGTATTATCTGGTATGGAACGGCGTGCTCAGCTGGCTGCTGGGCCGTCTGGAAAAGAAACTGGACTATTTCCGTTAAGGAGGGAAAGCAGATGGCGATTTTGCAAGTGGAAAATATCCAGAAAAGCTTCGGCGCGATCAAGGTGCTGGACGGCATCAGCTTTTCCATGGAAAAGGGCGATGTGCTCAGTATGATCGGCTCCTCCGGCAGCGGCAAGACCACCCTGCTGCGCTGCCTCAATTTTCTGGAGCGGCCTGACGGCGGACGGATCCTCATGGGCGACGAAGTGCTCTTCGATGCCGCCGATGTGCATACCCACCGGGAAAGCGAGATTCGCAAAAAGCGGCTGCATTTCGGTCTGGTGTTCCAGAATTTCAATCTGTTTCCCCAGTACACAGCGCTGCAGAATGTGATGCTGGCCCGAGAACTTTTGGCAAAGGAACAGCCCGACTGGAAACAGAACAAGCGCATCATCCGTCAGGAAATCGAAGCAGCTTCTATGGAGCTGCTCACCCAGATGGGCCTGAAGGATCGTATGGGTAATTATCCCCATCAGCTGTCCGGCGGTCAGTGTCAGCGCGTCGCCATTGCCCGCGCCCTGAACCTGCACCCGGATATCCTCTGCTTTGACGAGCCCACCTCTGCTCTGGATCCGGAGCTGACGGGCGAAGTGCTCCGGGTCATCCGTGAGCTGGCAGACCAGAATACCACCATGATCATCGTCACCCACGAAATGACTTTTGCCCGGGATGTTGCCAGCAAAGTCATCTTCATGGATGAAGGCAAGATCTGCGAAATGGGCGCTCCTCAGGATGTGTTCGGCAATCCCCAAATGGAGCGCACCAAACAGTTTTTGGCGAATTATGCCCAGCAGGGCTGAGGCAGGATGATCTGCAAAAGAATCAGCGCGCATGCTTACCAGCACAAGGCCGGTGAGCATGCGCGCTTCAGGTTGTCAAAAAAGGGGAAGGTGCAGGAAACTCAGTTTCCTGCCGGGTGTGGAGACGTAGGAAAGCGCGTGCCCAGTGGCGACGGAGGGAAGTGTGTGCCCAG